GGAAGAGTATGAGGAGATCGATGAAGCTAAGCTTGACGAGATCCTTGCAGATGAAAATCTAGAAATCGTCAATGAGCTTACGCTCAATCCAATGTCAGAGAATATCTCTTATATTGATGTACGACTCCGTAAACGGATAGATAAAAGTAGAATTAAATTAGAATGTATTCCTCCGGAAGCATTTAGGATTTCAAATGAAGCAAAAGATATTGATGATGCTATCTTCGTTGGCATCCAGTCAGAAATGTCTCGTTCAGATGTTCGCCAGTATTACCCAGAGTGGGGAGCTAGCATCACAGAAGATGAATGGGATCGTCTTGGCAGTGGCGAAGAATGGCTTGGAAATGGTAAATACAGTGAAGATGTGGCTGCAAGAAAAGATATTACAGGTCAAAGCTATTGGCAAGGATATCAAGGACGCAGTTCTTACCTTACTGAAGCGAATCAAGAAGTAACACTTACAGAATCATGGCTTAGAGTAGACCGTGATGGTGATGGTATTGCAGAACTTAAACACTTTATTACAATAGATAATCATATTCTCTATGAAGAAGACGTTGAGTTTGTTCCATTGGCATCTATTGTGCCTATTGATGTTCCTCATGAGTTTTATGGTTTGTCTATGGCAGACTTTACTCGCAGTAGCACACTAGCAAGCACAGCTATTCTTCGTGGTTTTGTTGAAAATACTTACCTTACTAACTATAGCCCTAAACTGGCAGATCCAAACGTAGTAGACTTTAGCGCACTTCAAAACATGAAGCCTAAACAAATTATTCCTACTAACGGTAATCCACAAGGTGCTGTAGCACAACTACCACCTGAAACTATTTCTACAGGTACTGTACCGCTACTCGAACATCTACAGTTGATTAAAGAGCAAGCGACAGGAATGTCTAAGGCCGCGCAAGGACTTAATGATACACTTTATGTATCAGGTAACTCTGAGCAAAAACTTAGCGCTGTACAATCAGCAGCACAAAAAAGAATCCAGCATATAGCGCGTAGATTTGCGGAAACTGGATTTAAGCGGTTGATTAGTGGTATCTATAGAACTATGTATACTAATATGAAAGGCAAACAGTCTTTTGCAATGGATGGTATTTATAGTACAGTTAATATGAGTGAATTGCCTTCTGCTATGGACGTAGAAATTTTCCTCGATATTGGTGAAAACTCTAACGCTACAGTTATTAATAAGCTTACTAAGATCGGTGCAGAGATATTGCCCGGACTTAATAATCAAGGCGCAGGAATGGTTATTAAACCAGAAGCACCTGCAGTTCTTGCAACTAAACTTATTGAAGCTATGAATATTGATAGTAATGACTTCCTTGAAGACTATACTACAGATGAGTTTAAACAAAAAGCTGAACAGGTTATTAAACAACAAACAGAAGCAGCACAAGCACAACAAGCTATCGAACAGCGTAAGCGAGAGGCAGATACGTCACTTGCAGAAGCAAATGTATCTTATACTAATGCTCAAAGTAAAAATACAATGGACGATAACTCTAAACAGCTAGCAGTTGCTATTGATAAACACTTCCAAGAATGGGCTGACCTTACTATTAAGGCTGTTAAAGAGGGTGCAGAACTTCCAGAGCATCCTGGATTCGATCAAGTACTTATGATGGCTAGGGAAGTAATCCAGCCACAACAACAGATGGCTCCCCAACAGCCACAACAGGAGATAATATAAAATGGCAACAGTAACACTTACTGCTGCTGGCGTAGGCGGTACTCAATCAGGTACAGTAACTACAGCTGGTGGTTCAGGCGGTGGCATTATTATGGTAACAAATGATAGTGACGCAACCGTAACATTTGACGTAGCAACAGCAGGTTCGACAGTATTGTCTAATCAAGTAGTTGCAGCTAAAGATTATAAAATTGTATCAGGCCTTAATAATGGCGCTCAGACACTTGTTAATGTAAGTACTTCACATGGTACTTCTGCACAAAATGCTGAAGTTATTTATAACACACTAGTAACTTAATACAATGGATAAGTATCGACAGACAGCCGAGAAGAGGCTGAGTAATGATAAGTCATACGGAAATCATAAAATTCATCCCGAAGAATTAGCGCGAAGAGCGCACGTTAAGGGCCAATTTGCAGCCAAAGAACGGGATGAATTTTTTGATGAAGTCTATGGTGAAGTCTTAGTAGATTTCTTTGTTGAGTGGCTCAAAACAGATCCACATGAAACTAAAACTCGTGAGTTCCTCTACTCTTCAGCGATGGCACTAGGTAGTGTTAAGCAGAAAATGACAGACTTCGAGATGTACGGTAAGAACGTACCACACCTTATGGAGGACAACAATGAAGGAAATTGATTATAACGCACTGCTAAATAATTGTGATATTATGATTAACACGCTTGAGTATGACTCAATGCGAAGTGCAGGTAAATGTAAACTTAATTCTGATACTCTCATTAACTTACACAATCTAAGAGAAAAGTATCTTAAACTAATTACGCCAACTCCTACTAAGAAGGAGGCGAAATAAATGAATAATCCTGAAGCAAACACAGACTCTACCCCTATGGATGATTCTGCGCCTATGGACACAAGTCAAACTGAAGAAGCTTTGCTGGCTGACATTATGCGAAACTCCGAGTTCGTTGATACTCTACCCAATGAGCAAGTTCCACAGTTAGACGCGGAAGACTCTGATTATGAAGACCCAGAAGAATCAGACGAAACCGATAACGTTGATGAAGAAGAAGAAGACGAGATTGAAGAAGAAGAAACAGCGGATGCGGATGACGAGTCTACCCAAGAAGCCGATGTGTACACTCCTGATGATCTTGACTTGGAAGCACAAGTACTTGTCAAAATTGATGGCGAGGAAGTTGCAGTTTCCTTTAGTGACCTTATTAAAGGTTACTCTACTGAACAACATCTTTCTAACGAGGGTCGAAAACTTGGTGATGCAAGAAAACAAATGGAAAAAGAATATGAGTCTAAGGTTGGCGAAATAAGCAACATGGCTCAAGCTTCTGCTGCAATTCTGTATAGTTCAGAAGAGCAGTATTCCAAAGAATACCATGAAATCGAAAAAGCTATTGAAAAAGCCCGTGACGAAGGTGACACCTATGAAGTAAATGAACTCAAAGACAAACGAGAACAAGCCCAAAAGAATTATTGGGGTGCGCGTAATCAACGCGAAAAAATCGTTGAAGGAGTTCAAAAACAAACACAACAGCAACAAGAAAAAGCTTGGCAAGAACAAATTGAACATTTTAATCAGACTATCCCTGATCTGATTCCTGACTTTGATCAAGAAACAGCCATGTCAATTAGAGAGTTTGCTATTGGTGAAGGCATTGCGCCTGAACTTCTTGATACTGTTGCTGATCCTGTACTCATTAAATTTGTTGATGATTACAGGCGTTTGAAACAAGGTGTTAGCAAAGGAACGGCTAAGCGTAAAACTAAAGCAGTTAAAAAGGCTCCTATTCGTAAAGCAAAAACTCGAAATCAAAAAGAAGTTGATGCCCAAGAACAGATTCGCCAAAGAGCGCTTAGTGAAAACGCTAGCTCAGATGATCAAATGGATTTTCTTAGAGGTCTTGCAGAACGTTCATTATCAAATATTTAATACCTTGGAGGTATAATTAAAATGGCTAATAATCTTGGTGTTCGCGGCACTGGAGGTCCAGGTGGACCAGCTCGCGGAACTGGCAAAGACGTCTCACAGCGTGAGGATCTTGCAAACTTTATCACGATGATTACTCGTGACGAAACTCCTTTTACTTCTTCTATCGGTAAAGCAAAAGCTACAGCTATCTACCATGAGTGGCAGACAGATGTACTCGAAGCTCCAGGAAACTCTCGCATTGGCGAAGGTACAGACTGGATTGCTCCTACTGCTGACGGTTCTGGCGGTACAGGTGCAACACCTGCAACTGGCGCTAAGTTTGCAGTATCAGGTCCTAACCGTACACGTTTGGGTAACTATACTCAGATCAACGGTAAGACAATTGCTGTATCAGGCACACGTCGTGCAGTAGACCAGGCTGGTGTAGCTGATGAGTATGCTTATCAGTTGAAGAAGCGTGGAACAGAACTACGCCGTGACGTTGAGTTTGATATGATTCACTCATACAACACTTCAAACGCTGTAGGCACACAAAATGCTAACGCACGTTCAGCTGGTGGATTCCAGTCTTTCATTAACGACTCAGACACAACCGCTTATGTCGGTCAGTTTAAGTCACCTGACGCAGTAGCAACTCCTGTTGCAACTGGTGATGGAACACAAGTTGTTCATGGCTCAATCAATGGTGGTACAACTGCACCTACTAAGGGTACACTTGCACTAACAGATATTGATGCAGTTATGCAGAAGATTTATGAGCAAGGCGGTAAGGCAACAAAGATTATGTTGTCACCAAAGCTTCGCCGTGACTTCTCAGACTTGATGGTTTCAGATACAGGCGTTGTACGTAATATTGACGAAGGCGGCAAGCTACGTCAGTCAGTAGACGTATATATGTCAGACTTTGGCGATCTAATGGTAGTTCCTAACTACATCATGGGTCTGTCAAATGAAGTCTTCTTCAAAGGTAACGATGGAGTTGCATTTTCAGGAAATGGTAAAGTAGACGTAGCAGACTTTGCTGCGCTTATCTATGACCCAATGTGGTTTGCTACTGCTTATCTGCGTCCTATGCAGGAAGTAGACGTAGGCCAGCAGGGTGACTCAACCAAAGGTATGATGGTTGAAGAGTGTACTCTTGAAGTACGTAACCCTCTTGGTTGTGGTGCTATTTACGGCCTTAGCTAGGTTTAATAGGAGGGGAAGCTTAAGGGCTTTCCCTCTTTTTATTATAGGAGATAATAATGGAACTACCTAAAAGAAAACCTTCAAAAGCTAAAAGAGCTAAGGCAAAAAGAACTTCTACTTTTACTGGTAAAGTAGATGAAATTATGAACCCTGGTGGAAGAGCTTCTCAAAAGAAAAATTATGGCACTGCTAGAAATGTTCCTGCGTTAAGCGAAGTTCTTCAAGGCGCATATCAGCATGGTAAACAAGTATATAAAGATTCTACTGCTAAAATGAGTAATGGTGGCAAAGTTAAAATGTCAAAGTATTATTCTGGCGGTGGAAAAATATATACAGGGAGAGACTAATGCCAATTGTAATTAAACCAATTGAAAAGAAAAAGAAGATGGCTACACCTAAACGTAAACCAAAGCCAGGAACAGTTAACGAATCACAGTCAAAATCACCTTACACTGTTAAAAATGGTAAAATGGTATTAGATCCTCAGTATAAATCTGCAGGTGGTATGATTTATAAAGGGAGGTAGCTATGGCTGAAGGACAGGAAAAAGCCTTAAAATCAAATACAGGACCATTAGCTAAAGACGCTCGAAAAACTATTCGCAATGCTTTACTTCAATCAATGTATAAAACTCATATGCAAAGTGGCAATGTAAACATGCCTAAAGAACTTGCAAATGCTATTAAATCAGGTGAATTTGTACCAACTGTAGTAATTGATCGAAACAATGATATTAGCGTAAGGTCTATGCCTACTATTAATCCAAACAATAATCGCAATACTGGTTATGGACTTAAAGGAAATATTTTTCCGCGCACAGGAACTAATGATCGTGAAGAGTTAGACAAAATTTACGGTGGTACAGGATCAGCTAATGCAGCAGCAATGCAAGCATTACGTGATGCAGGACAAGAAGGTTTTGTAGCTAGAACTGCTCGTGAACGTCAATATCCAGATCGTCCACAGCCAAGAAAATCATATAATAGTTTTGCTGAATTTTTTGGCAAATAAAAATTAAACAGGAGATAAGTAAATGCTTGTAATACAAATAGCTAGTGGGAATACTTACCCAGCAGATAGATGCGTGTGGCGCATTGACGAAACTACAAATAAAATTACACACTTTTCACCTAACGCTGCATCAGTAGCTACTAATGCTGCACCAACAGCAGTAGGCTCAACTGGAGCGCGACTAGGTTATATTAAAGCAGGTCGATTTGCACCGTATACGC